ATGGCAAAGGAAATTAAGTTCAGCGAAGAAGCGCGCCGTGCGATGTTGCGCGGGGTGGACAAACTCGCAGACGCAGTGAAAGTCACATTAGGTCCGAAAGGCCGCAACGTCGTATTGGAGAAAAAATTCGGTTCTCCGCTCATCACGAACGACGGGGTAACGATCGCGAAAGAAATCGAACTCGAAGACCCGTTTGAAAACATGGGCGCGAAACTGGTCGCTGAAGTCGCCAGCAAAACGAACGACATCGCTGGGGACGGGACGACAACGGCTACCGTATTGGCTCAAGCGATGATCCGTGAAGGATTGAAAAACGTGGCAGCTGGCGCCAATCCGATGGGCATCCGCCGCGGGATTGAAAAAGCGGTAGCGGTAGCGGTTGAAGAATTAAAAGCCATCTCCAAACCGATCAAAGGAAAAGAATCGATCGCCCAAGTGGCTGCGATCTCGGCTGCTGACGAAGAAGTCGGCCGATTGATCGCTGAAGCGATGGAACGCGTCGGCAATGACGGCGTCATCACGCTTGAAGAATCGAAAGGCTTCACGACGGAACTCGACGTTGTCGAAGGGATGCAATTCGACCGCGGTTACGTTTCGCCGTACATGATTACAGATACGGAAAAAATGGAAGCTGTTCTCGAAAATCCGTACATCTTGATTACGGACAAAAAAGTATCGAGCATCCAAGAGCTGTTACCGGTTCTTGAGCAAGTCGTGCAACAAGGCCGTCCGCTCCTGATCATTGCGGAAGATGTTGAAGGCGAAGCATTGGCGACGCTTGTTGTCAACAAACTGCGCGGCACGTTCAATGCGGTTGCTGTCAAAGCGCCTGGCTTCGGCGATCGCCGCAAAGCGATGCTCGAAGACATTGCGATTTTGACAGGCGGCGAAGTGATCTCGGAAGAGCTTGGCCGTGAACTGAAATCGACCACGATCGCGTCGCTCGGCCGTGCGTCAAAAGTGGTTGTTACGAAAGAAACGACGACGATCGTCGAAGGCGCTGGCGATTCGGAGCGCATCAAAGCGCGCATCAACCAAATCCGTGCGCAGCTTGAAGAAACGACGTCCGAATTCGACCGCGAAAAACTGCAAGAACGCTTGGCGAAACTCGCTGGCGGCGTAGCGGTCATCAAAGTTGGCGCAGCGACAGAAACGGAATTGAAAGAACGCAAACTGCGCATTGAAGATGCGCTCAACTCGACTCGTGCTGCGGTTGAAGAAGGCATTGTCGCTGGCGGTGGCACGGCGTTGATGAACGTCTACAGCAAAGTTGCGGCCATCGAAGCGGAAGGCGATGAAGCAACGGGTGTGAAAATCGTCTTGCGCGCGATCGAAGAACCGGTTCGTCAAATCGCGCAAAACGCTGGTCTGGAAGGCTCGATCATCGTTGAGCGCCTGAAAAACGAAAAACCGGGCATTGGCTTCAACGCGGCAACAGGTGAATGGGTCGACATGATCGAAGCTGGTATCGTTGACCCGACGAAAGTCACTCGTTCGGCGCTGCAAAACGCTGCCTCTGTCGCCGCCATGGTCTTGACGACAGAAGCGGTCGTTGCCGACAAACCGGAAGAAAACAAAGGCAACAACAACATGCCGGATATGGGTGGCATGATGTAATCATCGCCTCCAATCCTTTGGAACACTGGGGTTCTCCCCGGTGTTCTTTTTGTTTTGACCACATTTTGACCACGAAAATCACAAATTTTTGATGAAGTTGCTCATAAGCTCGCTAAATTTCTGCGAAGCTCTTTCTTCCAAATCTTTTGTTAGATGCGCATAAATGTTCATGGTTGTTTCGATATCTGCATGGCCGAGGCGCTGCTGGATTTCTTTGATTCCCACTCCTGCTTCAATAAGTAAACTAGTATGAGTGTGCCGAAGGGAGTGAGGTGTTACATGTTTATGAATGTTTGCGATTCTCAGTAGTCGCTTCATTCTGATTTCAATTTTTTTAGGCACTTCAGGGAATCCACTTGGCCGCGCAAACACGAAACCCAGATCGTGATATAACTCTCCCATTCGCAATTTGATTTCATTTTGCTCAGCTTTGTGCTTCTTTAGAAGTGAAATGATGTTTGGATCGACTTTGATGGTTCGAATGGATCCCTGTGTTTTAGGGGGCAGTAATTGATAATATCTTTCGTTGTTTCTAGGGCTGTACAACGTTTTTGTAATCGCAATGGTATGTTCTTTAAAGTTAATATCCTTCCACTGAAGGGCCAGTAATTCACCTAGCCGCATACCAGTGTATGCCAAGGTTGAAAACACAACATAATCCATAGCTAGCCCGTGTTCTTGGGCTGTTTTCAAAAAGAGGGCTAACTCATGCTTTTCTAAAAATTTCATGTCTTTATTGCCGCTTTCAATGTCCTCCACTGTTTTTTTCTGCTTAGGCACCTTGGCGTATTCCGTAGGATTAGAGTTTATCAATTCCAATTCCATCGCTTTTTTAAAAATCATTCTCCCTGTTGTATGAATTCCGTCTAGGGTGTTGTCAGCATATCCTTTTTTTTTGAGATCCAAGAGCATGTCTTGATACATTTTTCGTGTAACATCCTTTAGCTTCAAGTTGCCGAAGTAACGCATCAAGTGCCCCAGTTCATGTTTCCTGGCGCGAATCGTGCTTATTTTTGCGGTTTCGCTGTATATTGCTAACCATTCTTGTGCGAAATCCTTGAATAGTATATTCGTGTCCTTCACGTAGCCTCCGTTATTTATTTCGTCGTACAATTTGGCCGCAGCCAACTGCGCTTCTTTTTTCGTCTTAAAGCCTCGACGTGTCGTCGTTTTCCGTTTCCCGGTCGCCGGATCGATGCCGACATCCATTTTAAACATCCATTTCTCGCCGTCTTTCGTTTTATACTTTTGGAACGAAGCCAATGTTATCGCTCCTTCTCGTCTAAGTTTTCGATGATGATTTTCTGACCGTTTTCTAAAACGCCAATGAGTTTGCCATCCTCTACGGTGATTCGTGAAAATACAGGAATACTGGCCATTGAGCAGCTGTTTGTTTTCTTTTTCTTCTTATTCTTCTTATTACGATAGTCGTCCAAGTGAATAATCAATCTGATCATCTCCTTTTTGTGGGAATATACGTTTGGTTCAGAAGTCAAAATTTTTTAGATGCACCACCTCCTTAGGGATTCCATACGCCGCCGCGGCCTCATAAATGGTTGCATCAGTGTCGCGGTATGTATAGAGAACATCATCCGACAGAAGCAATTCCACGGCAAACTCATTCGCTTCCCTTTCCACTTTGCCCATACAGAAAAGTGTGTTTTTTCGCAAAAATGAAGTGCTAAGTTCGGGATGCAACACCGCATGCCCCAGCTCGTGCGCGCAAACGAAGCGTTTCATCGGCTCGTCCAACTCTGAATTGATGTGAATGATCTGAATCCGGCGAAATGTATGATGATACCCGTATGTCCCGCCAAGCGGTTCAAACAACAGCACAATGCCTTTCTGTGATGCGATCTCAAAGGGGTTGTTCGTGCCGTGCTTGGTGATTAATTTCTCTACGATCTGTTTGATCTTCTCAGCCATAGCGAACCCCCTGGAGATGGTTATTCTTTTCGATATTTCTTCGGCGTGAATTTTTGCTTTGCGATACGTTTAGCGAGGCGGAGAGAGTTTTCCAAAGATGCAATCAGCAGTTCCCGATCCTCTTCATCGAGTTCGTCGATGTCCACTCCACCGAATGCAGCAAATCCACTTCCTGTCTTGAGTCCATTGATGATCTTTTCCAGCTCCTTTTGGATGTCGCGCTCGTCTTTCTCGGTAAGTTCGGGGAGCTTGGATTTGTCGTTATCATCGAGGTATCCAGCGACTTTCAATAGTTCTTCATACGGGTAGTCATAAGCCTTGGCAATTTTTTTTAATGTTTCAGCAGAGGGATTGATGGGTGTTTTCGTTCTCGGATCTATCCCTTTTTCTAAATTCCGTAAATAATTATGGCTAATGCCGATACGTTCACTTGCCTCTCTAAGGGAAGCATTCCCTCGTAATTCCCTTAAAAGTTCACCTAGGCTTTTCATTAATCTGAACTCCTCCCTAAAATGTAACTTTTACATTACATATTGTAAATCAAAATTTACATAGAGTGAATTATTTCTTTGTAATTCATAGTTGACTAATTGTAATCCCTGAGTTACAATTAAAATCGACAGGAGGTGATAGAGTGAAAAACTGCTTGAGGGATGTTCGCCGGTCTTTTGATATTACTCAAGAAGAGCTAGCAAAGGCCGTTGGAACAACCCGTCAAACGATACACAAAATCGAAAGAGGGAAGTTAAAAAGGGCTCCATCGTATGAATTGATGTATGCTATCGCGCAATTCTTTGGAAAAAAGGTAGAGGATATTTTTTTTACACAAGTTGTAACTCATGAATTACAAGAGAAAAAAACAGCCGGGTAAGGAGGATTGCGCAATTGACAGAAATTCGAGCTTTCAACCATGAAATGTTTGGCGAGTTGCAAGTGTTAGTGGAAAACGGCGAGATTTATTTTCCGGCGACAGACGTAGCAATTATTTTGGGATACACCAATCCGCATAAAGCGATCAAGGATCATTGCAAAGAAAAGGGGGTAACGATTCGTTCAGCCCCTACAGCCGGTGGTGAGCAACAAAAGAAATTCATCACCGAAGGAAATCTCTATCGTTTAATTGCTCGAAGTAAACTTCCAGAGGCCGAAAAGTTTGAATCGTGGGTGTTTGATGAAGTCCTTCCAACCATCCGCAAAACGGGCGGATATGTCTCGAATGATGAAATGTTCATCAATACGTATCTTCCGTTCGCGGACGAACAAACGAAAATGATGTTCCGCGGCATGTTGGAAACGGTGCGCCGGCAAAATGAGCAGATCGCGGCGATGAAGCCGAAAGTGGAGTATTTCGATGCGCTGGTTGACCGGAACTTGCTGACGAATTTCCGGGATACTGCAAAAGAACTGAAAGTCAAGGAGCGGTTCTTTATCAATTGGCTTCTCCAAAACAAATTTGTTTATCGGGATCAGAAAGGGAAGCTCAAACCTTATGCAGCATATGTCCCAGAGCTGTTTGAATTGAAGGAATGGGAACGAAACGGACGGGCTGATGTCCAAACGCTGATTACACCAAAAGGGAGAGAGACGTTTCGGTTGCTGTTGAAGAAAGAGCAAACCGCATAAAGGAGGATGCGTAATGAACGTCAACATTCAATTCAAAAACGCCGAAGAGTTCCAACAGCTGCTTGAAAGAGCTGCCACTCTCGTTGAGCAACTACAGGAAACACTTCGGCAGATCAATGAGTTTGAACCCGAATTTGAAGTGAATTCGAATTTAAAATCCTAACTTTTTCAACGCATATTCGCTTACAGCTGTATCAAGCATTGTTTGCCAATCGCTAAACTTTGTCGTTTTCGCAACATGTTTATCCATATCTTCGTCTGGGATGGCTTCAAAATCTTCTTGTGTTTCAACGAAAAAGCCACCAGCTTTCAGAAAATCATCGAATGACGAAAACTGTGTGTATTTTTCCATGAAGCTCTGAGTGAACAATTCGGAAAATGGAACAGTTCTCGTTTCTGAAAGTTCTTGTACAGCACGTTTCATATTTTGAAGCTGTTTTTTAAATTCATCAAAGCCTTTGATTTCCATATAAACTCACCTCCCTTCCCCGTCAATATTCGACAAGAAGGGAGGAAATTCCTGCGGAAAAGGAAGGGAAGTCGTCGTGCAAATGGTGGTGCAGGTTCCCGACATTGATAAATACGTGAAGGATCTCGTCCGCCAAGCGTATGAGTTGGGGGTGGAGGAAGGGCGAAAGAGATATAGCTATCCTCCAGTCCTAACTAGGAAAGACTTAGCAGAAATCTTCCAGGTCCAGCTTTCCACGGTAAGCAATTTAACCGATATTCCAGGCTTTCCAAAGCTCACGCACATTCGCGCCCGATATCCTCGCGATCAGGTGTTTCGCTGGATTGAAGAAAATTCGACCTATTTGGATCAAGTGGCGCCTAATCGAAAAATTGGGAGAAGGAGTGAATGATGATGCAAATCAAAAACATCTCGCTCGATGAGTTGCCCAGCGGCGTCAGAAAAGTAGCAGATCGGGCGATAGCGGAATGGAAAGTCAGAAATGTTTTTCGAGTCACTGAATTGGATTTCGGTGATGGCCGGGTGTACTACGAGATCAGCGCGATCAGTGACAGCTTCATTCTTGAGCTGAGTGTCAGCGAACTGGGAGTTGAACACGTCAACCGCATCGGAGTGGATACGGTTCGCGACGCGATCAAAGCGCATCCAGAACGCTTCGGTCTCGAGTGAAGGAGGTGAAATGATGTTTTTGCAAAACAGAGAAACATTTTGCAAAAAACGATATAAGCAGTTGCTACGAGAGGAGATCTTTTTAATCGGCTTGGTGGAAGTAATTGAAGCCAGCGGGGATATAGTGGGAGCTAAACAGGTTTGGTCGCGTGTGTGGAAAACTCGCGAAGCGAGAAAGAGTTTGTGCGGCCGGATGCCGGTATGATGATCAAAGTTCGCGATTGGTTGCAGATGTCTTGGGAAGAACGTTTTTGGTTGCTTGAAAACGAAGCCTACCGGCAGTGGAAAAACAGAAAACGGTTCTGCTTGGACAACAGAACCGTTCGACCATGAAAGAGGTCGGTGAAAATTTATCTTGCTAATTCCATTTTATCTCACCGACCTCCAAAACACAAGGGAGGTAATCACTGATGAATCTTGATCGATTTGCTTACGGGTTGCGCGATCCACAATCATATCCAACGGCCGGCGAATGTCGCCACTGCGGCGCTGAATTATACAAGGGATGCGAAGCGATCCGGTTTGAGGGCGATTTGTTCTGCGACACTGTCTGCTTTGGCGAGCATCTTATCGAAACTACTGATTTTGACGAGGTGGTTCTATGATGCCGGTAGTTGCTGTTGAAACGCGGAATATGCCTGTGCAAGAATGGCTGGAAGCGAGAACGCGCGGCATCGGCGGCTCTGATGCCGCAGTCGTTCTCGGTTTAAGCAGATATAAAACGCCATTTGAATTGTGGCTCGAAAAAACCGGACAAGTTACGCCGCAATCCTCAACAAGTGACGCAGCATATTTTGGTACGTTACTCGAAGACCTGGTGGCGAAAGAGTTTGAAAAGCGATCCGGGAAGAAAGTGCGGAAACGGAACGCGATGTTCCAACATCCAAATCATGAATTCATCCTGGCGAACATCGACCGGTTCGTTGTCGGAGAGAAAGCCATCCTAGAGTGTAAAACAGCATCAGCGTTCTTGGCGAAGGAATGGGAAAACGAAGAAATCCCGGAGGCCTATATCGTTCAAATGCAGCATTATCTTGGCGTTCTGGGGCCGGAATACAAAAAAGGCTATTTTGCGGTCCTCATCGGCGGTCAAAAGTTCATCTGGAAGGAAATCGAGCGAGACGACGAATTGATCGAGATGATCTTCCAGGCGGAGATTGACTTTTGGAACAATCACGTTCTAGCGAATCAACCGCCGGCACTTGATGGTTCATCTGCGGCAGAACAATTTCTTGCTGAACGTTTCGCGAAAGCAGAAGGGGAAAAATCGGTCAACCTTAAAGCGGAATTCAAAGACAAGATTGAACGTTGGCATGAATTAAAGGCGCTTATTAAGGAACTGGAGAACGAAAAGAACGAAATTGAAAACCAAATCAAATACGAACTGAAGGACGCAACATATGGATTGGTCGGCGGCTACCGGGCTGAATGGAAGCAGTTCACTCAAAACCGAGTAGACAGCAAAAAATTAAAGGCAGAGTTCCCGGAAATCTATGAAAAGGTCATTAAACCAACAAGTTATCGAAAGTTTGCGATCAATCAATTGTAGGAGTGATAGGGTTGCCTAAGTGCAAAGGATGCGGCGCTGAAATCGTTTGGATCAAAACGCCAAGCGGAAAAGCAATGCCGTGCGATCCGGACAAGAAAACGCTTGTGACCGACGAAGGCGAAGTGGTTTCGGGCAGGACACCACATTGGGCCACCTGCCCAGCCTCTCATCAATTCAAGAAACAAAAGTCTTGAGGAGGAAAGAGCTATGGCTACAAATTCTTCTCTGAAAAACAAGCTCGCAAATAGGGAAACGAAAGAAACGAAGATCGTTAGTGCTGGCACTTTACCGTTAAAGGATTTGTTGAACACTCCGACAATGAAGAAACGATTTGAAGAATTGCTAAAATCGCGCGCGCCGCAGTTCATGACTTCGATTCTCAATCTTTACAATAGCGAGCCAGCGCTCCATCAATGCGAACCAATGTCTATTATTTCGTCGGCGTTGGTCGCCGCATCGCTTGACCTGCCGGTTGATAAAAACCTCGGTTATGCCTGGATTGTCCCGTACAACGATAATAAATCAAAAACAAAAAAGGCACAGTTCCAGCTTGGTTATAAGGGGTATATTCAGTTGGCGCTTCGTACCGGGCAATATCGGGCCATTAACGCGATCCCGATCCACGAAGGGGAATTGAAAAAGTGGAATCCGTTAACCGAAGAAATTGAGATTGATTTTGAAGCGAGAAAGTCTGATGTGGTGACCGGCTACGCTGGCTTTTTTGAGTTAATTAATGGCTTTAGAAAAACAGTTTATTGGACAAAAGAACAAATCGAACTGCACAGACGGCGATTCTCGAAGTCCTCTTTTGGCTGGGATAACGATTATGATGCGATGGCTCTAAAAACCGTAATTAAAAACATGCTCTCGAAATGGGGAATCTTATCCATCGAAATGCAACAGGCCGTCATTGCGGAGGAAGAAGAACGCGAGCGTGTTGATATCACTCCGTCTGAAGAAAACGAAGTGATCGATGCGGAGTTTTCTGAAGTAATCCAGGAAACGAGCGAATCGGAAGAGGACCCATTCGAAGGCTCATCTGAAAACGGGGAAAACCAGAGAGAATAAGCGCTCCCTGGTTGCCCTGGGAGGTGATTTGTTATGACAATATATCGCATCGAAAAAAAAGAGAACTATGTGGTTTTAGATAAGGGATTCCTTCACGATCAGGAACTATCCTGGCAAGCAAAAGGATTGCTGGCTTTTATGCTCTCCATGCCAAACGATTGGGTCTTTAACATGAAGGATTTGCAAAAGCGCAGCAAAAACGGCCGAGATGCGACATACCGCATTATGAAAGAGTTAATCGAAGCTGGCTATGTTACTCGTGTTGAAAACCGGGATGGGGGCAAATTCGGAAGAGTAGAATATGTCGTTCGGGAAGTGAAACAATCACCGCATACTGAAAATCCGTATCCGGGAAATCCGTATCCGGAAAATCCGACACTACTAAATAATAATAATACTAATTATAAAAGTACTAATAATGATGATGATAATAAGGACCGTTCAAAAACAAACAGCCTTAATGCTTTTCGGTTTTATGAAGAAAATTTTTATCCTGTTCTTTCTTCGGTTGACATTGAAGTTCTCAACTATTGGCTTGACCGTTTCCCTGAAGAGATTGTCTTGCACGCCATGAAGAAAGCACTTAAACAAAACGTTCGGAATCTTGCATATGTCGAAAAAATCCTTATCAACTGGGAACAACACAAGGTAAAAAGTTTAGAAGATATCGAGCGTTTGGATCGTCAGCACGAGTTAGAGAAACTGAAAAAGCGCGGGGGTGTTGTCAATGGCTCGATTTACAAGCATCGCGGAAGTGATGGCCGATCTACAAAGGAAAGTGAACGAATATCGCACTATGAGCCAGGAAAATGGGACGACGTTGACCTCTCCCTCGACGGACTCCTATAGATGCGAAAAATGTCGAGATATGGGGATTGTCTTTATCGATAATAATACGGCTCGCATTTGTGATTGCATTGTACAGCGAAAAATCGAGCGGCTCTTTAAATCGTCCGAGATCACCGAAGCCTTCCGTGGTCTGAACTTCTCGAACTTCTCAATTGAAGACCGTCCTCAGATTATCCAGGACGCCTTTAGATGCGCTGTAAAATACGTCAAATCGTTTCCGGGTATCAAACATAGCCGGAGGAACTCTATCGCGCTCCTGGGCGCTCCTGGGGCCGGAAAAACGCATTTATTGACGGCGGTGGCCAATAATTTGATCAGAAATCAGGTTGAGGTTCTCTATTTCCCGTATCGCGAAGGGTTTGATGAAATCAAAGACGATCTTGAGAGCTTGGAACAAAAATGCGAGCGCATGAAAGCAGTAGAGGTCCTGTTCATCGACGATTTGTTCAAACGCGGCGCGACTGAATTCGAGATCAGAACCATGTATTCTGTTGTGAACTATCGGTATCTCAATCACAAGCCGATCATGGTATCGTCGGAGTGCTTGGAGGATGATCTCTTGGAGATCGACGAAGCGCTCGGCTCTCGGATTATCGAAATGTGTCGGGATTATCTCGTTGAAATTGTCGGCGATCGAAAACTATTAAACTACCGATTAGCGAGGTGAGGAAAGTGGATGTATGCTATCACGGCAGGATCAGATGCTGGGAATGTGCGCGTGTGCGGGAGCTAGAGGAGCGCGTGCGGGAGTTGGAGCAGGCGATTAAGGAAGCGTTAGACGGGATGAAGCGGAGCGGCGATGGCACGTGGAGACAGGTACGGATGATTTTAGAACAGGCATTGGAGGGGGAACAATGATTGAATTATTCGGATTTAACGGTTCAGATCCGTTCTCCATTATTTTTTGGCAACGGAACGGGGAGTACGTTTCCAAGACGATTTGTTACACGAAAGAGGAGGAACGTGAAGCGGTCAGTCGTTTTTATACGCCGAACGATTTTTACGGTGCTTTTGATGCCGCGATCATCTCCAGGAGAGAAGGGACTGTGAAAACGGTTTGGAGGTGGGCGTGATGCGTTGTCCAATCTGTGGTGGTCGGACAAAGGTATTGGATGTTCGTGAAAAGCGAGATAAGGTGAAGCGCAGACGGGAATGTTCGGATTGCTTAACGCGATTCAATACTGAAGAAAAACTCGTCGTGAAGTCATTGGATGAATATCTTATCCGTCGCAGTCATTTTCGGACTCTATAAAAAGGGGGATGTTTGAGTGAGAAATGGTTGGAATTTGGCGACTCTCTTTAACATGCAGGAGGCGCTGGATCATCACATCCGGCGCAAACAAAACATCCCGATGGATAGGAACCTCGTTCCGTATTTGGTGGATGCACTGGATGTGGAAATAGCAGAACTGCAAAACGAAGTCCGATATTTCAAGTTTTGGAGTGCAGACCGAAATATGCGGCGTGAAGCGGCGCTCATGGAGTATGTTGATGGACTGCATTTCTTTTTAAGTCTAGGGCTGGCGTTCGGTATTCCTCGTGAATTTGAACCGTTACCGCACCATTACGGTGATATCCGAAAACAATTCCGGTCGCTGAAACGCTATGTCTACGTCATGGAAGGGCCGATGCAGTGGTATATCGCATTTAATCTTTTTCTTGGACTAGGAGAACTGTTGGGATTCAGTTGGGCGGAAATTGTGCAGGCGTACATGGCAAAAAACCAAGTCAATCATGAGCGTCAAGATGCAGGATATTGAGGTGATAGCGTGGCGATCAGCGTAGCAAATCGCGGAATGGCATTCGAGCATCTGATTGAATACACGAATCGCTGTTACAGGATAAAAGGAATTGCTCACATCGAAAAAGTGCCGACTCCCTGGAAGGTGATCCGGAGGGGAAATCGCATCATCAGCGCGTTCCCAGAAAAGAAGGGAATGGTGGACTTCATTGGGATTGCTCATGGCCGCATGATTGCCTTCGATGCGAAATCGACGAGGGAACGTACCCGGTTCCCTCTCGATAACATCGAGGACCATCAAATGGCTTTTTTGAAGTCCTGGCGTGACCAGGGAGCAATCACCTTTTTCCTGGTGGAATTCGTAAATCAGCATGAAGTGTATCTCCTTCGTTTTTCGGATGCGGAGAAATGGTGGGGACAATCAAAACAAGGCGGTCGGAAGTCGATCCCCTACGAATGGTTTGCGGAGCATTGCGACCTGGTGAAATCGAGCCGGGGGATCACGATCGATTATCTGAAATGCCTGGAGAAATGATATGCATGTATTTGTATCTATTCACGACGACCGGCCGGAATGGATGAAAAAAGAGGACGCTCTTATGTGTTGTTGGTGGTATTGTCCGTTATTCAAAAAATGTGCGACTCGTTGTGGTCATGACTGCACACGATTTGGTGGCGAAGTAATACCGAAAATAAGGGGATGATGGCATGGATCAGTTGAAATGGCAGCGCGAAATTGTCCGGGATGAATACGTAACGGAGGCGGATATCGATGTTCGTGCGCGTGAAATACTTCGAATTTGGCAAAGAAAAGGGCTATACCATGTGGGCCAAAAGCAAGGAGGAAGTCATCGCCAATCTGCGGCAAGTTGGCTGTTCTCCCGACATGGTTAGATCGCTTGAAATATGCAAGCCTGGAGAAAACGAATTCAAACTATACAATCCTAAATTCTTATGGTGATGTAGGGGACTGAAGAATAAAAAGACCGGACTTCTCCCGGCGTTAACAGCTCTCTGCATTAAGTATAACACAGGAGGGGTCCGATGGAGGAGCTTTTGAAACAATATAGGGAATCGTTACGGTTGGCAAAGAAACTCCTAGAAAAGGCATCGGATGAAGATAAAAAGATAATCAGAGGAATGATTTCGGATCTGGAATTTGCTATAGAGTGGATGACAACAGGAAGAAGACCTGGTAATCGACGTGGTATTGAACGAAGAGCTGCTTATCAACGCGAAAAACCATTTGATCCGTTACTGATGCAGAAATTTTTCCGTTCCAGCGAACCAACTTACGAATGGGACGATCACGAAAAGGAAAGTGTTATCACAGAATGGGACCGGCAACGAATCGAAGATGCTTTATCAGTGCTTACTGATCGGGAACGGGAAGTATATCTAATGTCGCGTGGATATTGTCTGACATATAGTGAGATTGCGAACTATCTCTGCATATCGTCAAGCAGTGTCCAAACGATGATCGAGAGAGCTGAAAAGAAAATAAAAAAACGTATAAACGAAAGCCTCTTCTGCCTTTGCGGGTGAAGAGGACTATTTCATTTTTTGATAGATAATAACATTTGTAGCATTGTAAAATAAGATTGAAAAAGTTTGGATAAAGGGGAGATGATGGTAATGGAAGAGTTAGCAAAACACATTCCTAACATTCCGATAGATAGGGGGTATTGGTTTGTAAGGACGAATTCAGGAGAGTATTATGACCATTTTGTTCATGATGGATTCATAGGTATCGGATGGAACCAAATTGAGTTGAAACACTTACACGATCACCGTCCATTAGAAGATATTGTTCGGGAAAAATACAAGAACGAAAACAGGCCCAAGTATGTAGCCAATCAGATTAAGGCGTTTTGTCATGACATCAAGAAGGGCGATGTTGTGTTAATTCCTTCTAATAAATCAGCTTATATACACTTTGGAATTATACAAGACGAAACGCCTTACGAGGAAAATATCCCCATTGAGATTGAAGATATGGACGAACATTCGGAGTGGTTCTTTGAGTATGAAGGAGTTTGCCCTTATCGCAAACGAAGAAAAGTAAAATGGATTAAGGTTGTAAGAAGAGATCATTTAGACCCGCAGTTATACAGGCTTATTTATTCTCAGCATACTATTTCCAAAGCGGATGGATATGCCGAGTATATTGATAAAGCGTTATTTGACTTTTATATCAAGGGAGACAAGTGCCATTTTATTCTACATGTGCGTAAGAAAGACCACATCAAAGCTCATCACTTTATATCTTTCATGTCTGATTTGTTCGCGTTGGCTGATAGTCATTTTGACGATGAAATTGATATTAAAATCAATGTCCAGTCTCCCGGAGCCATCGAATTAATAGGGTATATTCCTGCTATCATCATGATAGCAGTAGCACTCGTTGGGATAATCGGCGGGCGAGTAAAGTTTTTCGGCATAGAATTCGATACACCGGGGATTGTGGGAAGGTTGCTGGAGTGGCAAAAACTAAAGCAGCAAGGTCAAACTCAAGAGGGAGTTAACGAGCCAACCGATGAACAAAAAGAACGTTTGATTATGAATGCAGAAAATCTTGAAATTCAATTACCCGGACAATTGCAAAAATCATTACAAGCATACGTTGAATCTCTGAGTAAACAAACTTCTCTACCAGTAGAAGCGAAAGATGAAAAAAAGGAAGAATAAGCTTCATTCTTCCTTCTCCTTATAACGGTTTTCGATTTTAAAGAAACTTTTCACTGTCAATATTGCGGACACGAGAGAGACAAGTTCTCTAATATAAAAAACACCTACGGTACGGTTTCCAAATACGTCCAGTTTCAATAGGGTGAGGTCGTACAACAAGAAGAAAAAGGCAATAAGAAGTACAGACATATTCACTTGAGAAAGAATGCCAATGATTTTCTTCATGTCACCTCGCCCCCTTTTTTAATCATATTCAACAACAACATAAATGTTTCCTTATGACTTAATAATATCATTTTTACTTTTGTCAAAGCAAAACTTATTTATAACACTGTATTTTTGTCGTGTGAATGCCACTAATAAGTGAAAAGTGGCAAGCCGAACCTCTTTCCATTGGCGTCACCCGGTCGGGTGGCGTTTTTCATTTGAGGTGAAAAGCATGTATAAACTGTATGTTGACGATAAAGACAAGAACCCGAAACGGAAGAAAGAGAAAATGACCTGGCGTGACTGGCTCGACATTATGGGCGTTCGCCGCGATACGTACAAGCGAGTGCGCGGGGCGATTCGAAGGAAGTGAGGAGGTAGGTGATGATGTAGATGCGGAAGTTGACGGAGAAGCAAAAACGGTTCGCTGATTACTACATCGAACTTGGAAATGCGGAAGAGGCAGCGAAAAAAGCTGGGTATTCCGACGCTACGGCTCGAGGTCATGCGCACAAACTGTTGCGAAATGTTGCGATTAAAGAGTACATCGGTCAACGCTTAGCTGAAAAAGATAAAGCACGCGTCGCTTCGCAGGATGAGGTGCTGGAGTTTTTGACAAAAGTGCTGCGTGGTGAGGTCACGGAAGAAATCCCTGTCGGAAAAGGCGGGGGATTTTTTGAATTAGAAGATAAGACACCTAGTATTCGGGATCGTGTTAAAGCTGCCGAGCTCCTCGGCAAACGCTTCGCGATGTGGACCGAGCGCCAGCAAATTGACGCCAATTTTGGTGTTCAAATTATCGATGACATCGGTGAGTCCGATGAAGCAGATTAGGCTTTCTGAAGTGTTTACACCAACGTTCCAAAAAGTGTGGGCGTTGGCGAAACAGCAACGTTATTTGCGCTATGTACTGAAAGGTGGTCGGGCCAGCGCCAAATCTACGCACATCGCAATGATGGTGTTATTGCTGGTGATGCGGTATCCGGTGACGGCGCTTGTTGTACGGAGAGTCGGGAATACGTTGGCAGATTCGGTGTTGGAACAACTGAAAGAAGCGATGGAAATATTGGGCGTGACGGAGTATTTTCAGATTACTGTCAACCCGATGAGGATTACGTATTTGCCGAGAGGAAACCGCATTTTGTTCCGTGGTGCTGATGATCCACAAAAAATTAAGTCGATTAAAGCATCAAAATTTCCGCTGGCGATTATGTGGATTGAGGAGCTCGCTGAGTTCAAGACGGAAGAAGAAGTATCTGTCATCGAAAAGTCTGTGTTGCGCGGAGAGCTTCCGGACGGATTGCGGTACACGTTTTTTTACAGCTATAACCCGCCGAAGCGAAGGCAGTCATGGGTCAACCAAAAGTACGAAACGCAATTCATTCCTGAGAACACGTTCGTTCATCACTCGACGTATTTAGACAACCCATTTTTGTCGAAAGACTTCATCGAAGAAGCCGAACACACGAAGCGAACGAATGAGATGAAGTACCGTCATGAATATCTTGGCGAACCGATAGGCAGTGGCGTCGTGCCGTTTGATAATTTAGTGTTCCGAACCATTACGGATGAGGAGATTAAGCAATTTGATAACATTCGTCAAGGCATTGACTGGGGATATGGTGTGGATCCGTTTGCGTTTGTACGTTGGCACTATGATAAAACCCGGCGAACCATTTACGCGATCGATGAAATATACGGCGTAAAACTTTCGAATCGAGAAGTAGCTGAAAAAATCAAAGCGAAAAATTACCATGTAGAACCGATTATCGCTGACAGCGCCGAGCCGAAATCGGTGGATGAGATGAAGAAAGAGCATGGCATTCCAAGGATTAAAGGGGCCAAGAAAGGACCGGGAAGCGTGGAGTACGGGGAAAAGTGGCTGGATGATTTAGAGGCAATTGTGATTGATCCGAAGCGAACGCCGAACATTGCAAGAGAATTTGAGTCGATTGACTACCAGGTTGACGCAGACGGCAATCCAAAACCGAAGTTGGAGGATAAAAATAACCATACGATCGATGCGACTCGTTACGCATTCGAAGATGATATGAAACGACCGTCCGTATCGATATTGAAATAGAGGAGGTGATCGCGTGCTGATCGAGGATTTATTCAGAGCGCCTTGGCATGAACGAGCATTGGCGGAGTTGGCCAAAGGAATCATGACAGACGAACAGCTTTTGGCGGCGATCGTGAAAGACTGGGAAACGAGCGAAAAGCGCAATCTCATGCTGCTAGGCGATCGATATTATCGTACGAAAATGGATATCGAAAAGAAAAATCAAGATATCACATGGCGTTCGAATCAAAAGCTAGCTCATGATTTTGTGAAAAAGCTCGTCAATCAGAAAGTTGGATACTTGCTCTCAAAGGAGCCAACGATTGCAACGGAAAACGAAACATACCGGAAAATCATGCAAGATATGTTTGATAAGCGTTTGCTAAAAGTGGTGAAAAATCTCGGCAAAGAAGCGATCAACAAAGGGATCGCTTTTTTATATGTGTACATTGACGAAAAAGGAGAATTAGCTTTCAAAAAAATTCCGAGCGAACAAATTATTCCGTTCTGGAAAGATAATGATCATGAAGAGATTGTGTCGTTTATTCGGGTGTATGAAGAAGTGGTGTACACGAACACACAAAAACAACTACAAAAGAAGGTCGAGTATCACCACCCAAACGGGATTAACTATTATGTCTGGCAAGCCGATTCGCTCGTTCCGGATGTGTTGGCTGGAGTGGAAACAAACTATCATTTCATGATCGATGGAAAGCCGTATCTGTGGGAGCGCATGCCGTTGATTGCGTTCAAGTACAATGAGGAAGAGCAGCCACTGATCGACTGTATCAAGTCATTGATTGATGACTACAATTTACAAGCTTCCGTAAATGCGGATCTGTTGGCTGACATCCCGAATTTCATCTATAAGTTAGTAAATTATGGCGGGACGAACTTACAGGAATTTTTAAATGATTTGAACCGATATCGGGTGGTAAAGTTAGATGAAAACGGTGATGTGGATAAGCTCCAAGCCGATCTTCAGACAGACGCGGTGGAAAAAGAGCTTCTTCGGATCCGGAAAGCCATCTATGAATTTGGACGCGGGGTTGATACACAGGATGAGAACCTGGGCAACGCCAGTGGAGTGGCGCTTCGATACCGATATTCGGATTTAGATATGGACTGCAACATCCTTGAAACCGAGTTTCAATCAAGCCTAGAACATTTGATTTGGTTCATCGACCAGTATTTGCTCATGACAGGAAAAGGCGATTTCACGAATGAGCCAATTTCAATTATCTTCAACCGTGACATCATCATTAATGAGTCAGAGGTGATCGCCAACTGCCAGGCGTCGGTTGGTATTCTCGATGACCAGACAATTCGTGAAAATCATCCGTGGTATACGGAGCAAGTCGAGGAACGATTGAAGAAGCAACAGGAACAAGAACAAATGTATAACGGCTACCAGGGCGCGTTCCAGCAACAAAGGAAAGATGGGAACGTAAATGAATAGCCGGCAGTATTGGGAGCAGCGTGCCGCGCAAAGAGAACAAGAGGCGCAGTTGATTGTCGAGAAATATTTAGCGCAGATGCAACAGCGACTGAAAGAAGCGCAGCGAGATATTGTGCGACAGATTGAAGCGTTTTACGCAAGGTATGCGAGAGATAACAAGCTTTCATTGTATGAGGCGAAAAAGATTTTAACGTCCCAAGAAATTGAAGAATTTAAGCAAGTCGATTTGGCCCGGTTTCGTGCTATGGCCCTCGCGGGAAATCCGCAATACGAAAATTTGCTCAACGCAGTCAGTTATCGTGTTCGGATTTCGCGATTAGAGTTGCTTTTAGCGCAAATCGAAATGATGATGCTGCACCTCTATGGCGGAAAAAACGGATTGCAGGAGTACACCTATACGGGGTTGGTCGATGTGTACCAAAACTCGTACTACCACTTCATGTATGATTTCGCGATGGCCGGCATCCCTGCAAACGTTCAAATACTTGATGACAGCACCATGCGCGAAGTGATGTCGTACAACTGGAGTGGCAAAGAGTTTTCTGAACGGATTTGGGGCCACGAACAAGAAACCATGCAAAACATTCGAAAGTCGCTCGAACAAAGCTTCATCATCGGCCGGTCCATCGATCGGACGGCCAAAGAAATAGTGAGAGTGACAGACGTTGCATACTCGCGCGCCGAAGCGTTGGTTAGGACGGAAGCGAGCTTCTTTCACAATTTAGCTGCGCACAACAGCTATCGCGATGCGGGGATGGAGAAATACGAGATTTTGGCCACACTCGATATGCGAACATCAGATATTTGTAGATATCAAGACGGCAAGGTTTATAACGTCAAAGATTATAAGCCAGGCACGAATGCGCCGCCGTTTCATGTGCGCTGCCGAACGACGACGATCCCGCATTTTGATGAGTCGGAGTACACAAACGGCGAAAAACGCCAGTCCATGAATGGATTGGTGGGTTCGGTTCCTTATGAAGAGTGGTATAATGAACATGTATTGAAACCGAAGCTCGAGGCGGAACGTAAAGAAAGAGAGAAGCGCCAAGCGTTAGAAGAACAGATACGAGCCGATATTCGTAATGGTGTTTATAAATTGGAACACAGCCGAAACCATTACGACAAGCATAATCCGTCTCATAAACGCTATCTTGATTATGTAGAGAGAAATAAAGCAAAGGGTAAGCAGAAGCCAAGCTATTTAACGATTTCTTATGAGGAAGCTAATGAGTTAGTGAGAAAATATGCTGGTACTGGTGTACTTCAATTCAGTAGCAAAGGAGAATGGATAAATAAAGAACTCATAAAAGGTGATAAATACATCGGGGTATATGTGGATCAAACAACGGGAGAAGAAGTAAAAACAAAAGACTTTAAAATACATTATAGTAAGACAGGAACTCATATTGTTCCAACTTTAATAAAAGAAAGAGGGATGGAGCATTGAGATTATGGGAATATGTAGGAAAGAAAATAAGAGTTACTCTCAAAGATGGTGAAATATTAGAGGGGATTGTCCAAGATTATACCGACCAAGAAGATACCGATAATGATTATGATAGTCTTGACATGTTTATCGACGGAAAATATATCGGTGTTGGTGAGCCAGAAATTAAGTCAATTCAAATTATAGAATAAGCACCTAACCAAACAAAACGGTTATGTGCTTTTTTATTTTCCCTCGTCTTTTTAGCATTTGTAGACGTTAAAGAACAAAGCGGTTCGTGGCCGTAACCACGTAAAAAAACGTAACCTGGAGGGGAACAAGAATGAAACGTGAATTTCTCGAAAGTTTAGGACTGGAGAAAGAGGTCATTGACAAAATTATGGCCGAGCATGGAAAGTCGGTTGAAGCTCACAAGACCAAAGTCGATGAGTTGAAAGCCAACCTTGACGATATGAAAAAACAGCTAGAGCAGCGCGACAACGACTTAAAACAGTTGAAAAAGCAAGCCGAGGGAAATGAAGAGCTACAAACGAAGCTTGCGGAATTAGAGAAGCGATATAAAGACGAGAAGGCAGTATATGAGGCAAAAATCAAAGAAACACAACTCAACAGCGCGATTAAACTCGCGATCAATGGAAAAGTGCATGACGCCGATTTGGTTGCGTCGCTTCTTGACAAGGACGCTATTGAATTAGACGAAAACGGAAACATCACGAAAGGACTGGATGAGCAGTTAAAGACGCTGCAAGAAACCAAGTCCTTTTTATTTGTGCCTGAAAACAACCATCAACCGAAAATTACGGGGATCAAACCAGCTGAAGGCAATCCGACTGGCGGGGATCCAGAGGATCCGTTTTTAGCTGGATTTAATTCTATTTAATGTGTAGGAGGTAATGAACAATGCCAATTAACTATGCGGAGAAGTATGCGCCATATGTCGACGAGCGTTTCAAAAAACAATCTCTTTCGGGTGGAGCTGTAAATCAAGATTTGGAGTGGGTTGGGGTTGAAACGGTCAAGGTGTTCTCGATCCCAACAGCACCGATGCAAGATTATACGCCGTCAGGAAACAATCGTTATGGCACACCGGTCGAACTGGAGAACAGTGTGCAAGAAATGAAAGTAACACGCGATCGGTCCTTTACGTTTACGATCGATAATAAATCGAAACAAGATACCATGGGTGTCATGGAGGCCGGCAAAGCACTTGCCCGTCAGATTGACGAAGTGGTTGTTCCGGAGGTGGACATCTATCGTTTTGCAGTCATTTGCGCCAATGCGGGCACGACGGCGACGGCGCCGATTACAAAGGATAATGCGTATGAGGCGTTTTTGGATGCGACAACGACACTTACAGACTTGAAAGTGCCATTGGTTGGTCGCGTAGCGTATATTGGCGCGAATTTTTATAAACAAATTCGCTTAGACCCGTCTTTCATTAAAGCGTCTGATCTTGCACAGGATGCACTAATGAAAGGACAAGTCGGTCAAATTGATGGGATCCCATTGATTACGGTGCCTTCTTCTTATTTGCCGGCCAACGTCGAATTTTTCATTACACACCCGATGGCAACAGTGGCGCCGATTAAGCTGACTGATTACGTAACGCACGAAAACCCACCAGGCATTAACGGTACGCTTGTAGAAGGTCGTATTCGTTATGATGCTTTTGTATTCGAGAATAAGAAGAACGCCATTTACGTGCACAAAAAAGCGTAAGGGGTGACAAGCGATGAAGAAGTTTAAAAAGGGCGAGGACATTTTGATCGCGCATAATGACGTGCAGGAAGCTGCCTTTAAAAAGGCGGGGTACGAAGAAGTGGTGGAGGAAGAAGTAAAGAAGCAGGCGAAGAAATCGGAAAGGGCAGCTGAATAACAATGACGGTGCTTGATATTGTCAAAGCCAAGCTCGACAATCCACCGTCAGATGATCGCTTGGCCATGTACATTGAAGAAGTGGGGCAAGCGATTAAAACTTTTTGCAATCGTGACGATATTCCAGAAGAGTTGCAGTATGTGCACGCTAATATGGTTGTCGACCTGATCCGTTTGGAGCAAAAAAGCGCCCCTGAGTCTGAGCCCGCGGTCAAATCTATCAAGGAAGGCGACGTGCAGGTAACGTTTGATACACCTGAAAAAAGCCAGGGCGAAAAGATCACCGAAGCTATTCTTCACTCTTATCAAGCGCAGCTGTATCGCTATCGGAAAATGAGGTGGTAGCATGTCGGTTCGTGACATCTTTCTCAAAGCCAAATCTGCGGTCGAACGGCTGTATGACCGAACAGCTACCATCCAACGATACGAACCGTATCAGAAGCCAAATGGCGCCGACGGAATGCAGTGGGCGACAAAGCACGAAAACGTGCCTTGTCGCCTTTCAACTGTTGGCATGCAGACGCTCAATAACGCATCGCAAGGCGAAGCCAACATCATTCAGTATGATGTCAAAGTCTTGTTATCCGGCGACGTTGACGTACGCGCCGGCGATATATTTATCATCGATGGCGTTCGATATGAGTCGGCAAAAGAGCCGTTTGTATATGTCACCCATCAAGAGGCGCTCCTTATCCGAAAGGGTTATGCATAATGGGCTATGAATTTAGTGAAGTGAGGCTGTTGAAGCAACAGCTGATAGAGCTCAATAAAATCGCTCACCAAGTGCAAATGAAAGTCGCGCAGCGTATTGCGCAGCTGGCCATCCGAAAGGTGAAAAAGCTGACGCCGGTGGATACGGGGAACTTGCGAAACAATTGGAAGTATTACGTGATGAGCAAAGGAGACACCGTATATATCCATATCTACAACCAAGTAGAATATGCCTCGTTTGTTGAGAATGGCCATCGTATTGTCATCGCTGGACAAACGGTTGGGTGGGTGGAAGGACGCTTCATGCTGAAGCTCACCATGGATGACATGCGTCGGATAGCCCCGAACATGTGGCAGCGGGAGATCGAAAAGGAGATGAGGCGGATCTTTGGAGGTTAAAACACTCATTATTCAGCAAATTAAACAGGTGTTTGGCGACATCAAAGTATACGATGAAAAAGTCAAGCAGGGGCTTCAAACTCCTGCTTTTCTTGTGCGCATCATTCAATCTGGCCAAGATCGAAAAATCAAAAGGCAAGTGTGGCGGTCCTATTCGTTTAATGTGGTGTATTTCCCGCAGTCGACCGATGTTGATACGGAATGCGACGAGGTGTTTGAGACGTTCCAAAACGAATTTCAATACATCGCGAATCGCTACCATGTCAATCGTGTCGAAGGGACGAAAACCGATAACGTGCTGGTGATCACGTTCGATGTGAGCGTTTGGCTTCAAGAGAAGGCGGACGAAACAAAGATGCAGACGCTAGGAGGGGTGGAAATTGGCGCGGCAAACTGAAAAAAGCACGGCAGAAGTGCGATATGGGAAATCAGCATTTTTGGGCGCGACCGAATATGCGAAAGATCGATTGCTGCTTGAAGTGCTGCTTGATGAGTCGAGAACGTACACGAAAGAAGAAGTAGACACGCTCTTGAGTGAATGGAAAGCGAAGGAGGTTCAATAATGGCAGGCGGAACATGGGAGACGCAGAACAAAATTCGTCCTGGCGCCTATATTAATTTTGAAACAAACAGTCTGAATACAACGACGCCGGATTCCAATACGGTTGTAGCCATTCCTTTAAAGTTAGATTGGGGCGAAACAAGAAAGTTTGTAAAGGTCACGCCGAACACGAAATTTAAAGAAGTACTGGGCAAAGATTTAAATAGCATCGTTCCAATCCGTGAGGCGTTCAAAGCAACTGGGCAAGTGTTGATTTTTAATTTGAATAGCGGGGGCAATAAAGCGACGGCAACGGGCGGAGGATTGACGGCGACCGCCAAGTACGTCGGTTCTGATGGCAATAAACTATCAGTAGTAGTGACGGTGAATTTGGATGGCACAGCAACAGTGAGAACGTATTTTGATGGAGCTGTCGTAGATACACAAACGGTAGCTACCATTGCTGACTTGCAGCCGAATGCATTTGTTACGTTTAGCGGGCAACTGCCAACAGTCGACGTGACATTGACGCTGTCCGGAGGAACAACGGGAACAGCAACAAATGACGCTTATAGTGAATTTGCTGCAGGATTGGATACACAAGACTTCAAAGTGGTAGCCGTCGGTACGGACGATTCGACGGTGAAGGCGCTGCTCGCACTCAAAGTGAAAGAATGGCGGGCTAATTACGGCAAAAATGTCACGCTCGTCACCAACAACTATAACGAGGCCGATCATGAAGGTGTGGTGTCGGTTCTCAATGGCGTCACGCTTGAAGGGGGCGAACAACTAACCGCCAAAGACGCGCTGTATTGGTACGCAGCAGCGTACGCGAATGCCGGAACGAGCTCGCTGACATATGCCGAGTATCCAGGTGCTGTTGACTGTGAACGCAAAACACATGAGGAAATCGAACAGGCATTGAAAGATGGTCATATCGTCTATACATTCAATCGGGATTCGGTAGTGGTAGAACAAGACATTAACACATTCCGTTCATTCACACCGACAAAAAATCAAGATTTCCGCAAAAACAAAATCATTCGTGAAATGGATATCGTTTCAGACAACACGCAGTATATCTACTCCAAGTATTTCATCGGGAAAGTGAGCAACAATGATGACGGACGAAACTTGTTCAAAAAAGAAATTATGAAAACTGTGTTGGATCCTCTTGTACGTGCAGGCGCTTTAGAACCATATAATCCGGATGAAATTGTGGTTCAACAAGGTGATGAAAAGGATGCAGTGCTCGTTAACGCGGGGCTGAAATTCGTCGACGCGATGGAAAAACTCTACATGACGGTTGCGTGCAAGTAATCAACGGAGGTGATGGAAATGCCAAGGGTGATGGAATCAAAAGATGCGATCTCGTCGAAGGAAGGAACACTGTACATTACGATTGATGGGAAATCTTATGAGTTTGCGGAAATTATCAAATTCGATGCAACCATCGAATATATCAAGGCTGACGTTAAACGTGTAGGGGCACGCATGAACGGCAGCAAAATTGTTGGAGCAAATGGAAAAGGGAATATGACTTATTATTATCATCGCCCAGAAATTCGTGCCATGGCATTGGAATATTTGCGGACAGGAAAAGCGCCAATGTTCGATGCGATGTTGGTAAATGCAGATATTACGAGCGCAGCCGGCAAACAAACAGCAATCATCAAAAATATTGTGCCGGACAGCACACTTATTGCCAAGTTGGACGGAGATTCAGATGATGTGTTGAAAGACGAAGTGTCATTCACGTTTGATGACTTCGATTTGCTAGACCAATTCAAAACCATTAATTAAGGAGGGCCTATATGAGCAAGTTTAAGGCGTTTTTAAAGGGGAATGCCAAACCATACGAAAATGTAGAGCTGAAACTCGATCGTTTTGACGAACCACTTGTTTTGCGCCCGTTGACTGCGGGTGAAGCCGATGCCATCAACGAGCGTTGTTTCAAATTCCGCCCAGGTAAAGGCGGCAAAATGGAGCGGGTTTTTGATGTGGTGAGATACAATCGTGAAATCTGCGTGGCGTCGATTGTGTATCCTGATCTAAACGATCGTGAGCTACAAGAATCCTATGGTGTTTTAGGCGCGGACAAGCTATTTGCCGAAATGTTTCTTTTAGGAGAAGCAAACCAAATTCTCGAGAAGGTAACGGAAATTTCAGGATTAGATAAAACAATGGACGAAGAGGTCGAAGAGGCAAAAAACTAATTGAGGAAGGTGGAGAGGCGTTCTATGCGCATGTCGCTCTCCACCGTTTTCATTGGCGACCTCGTGAATTTTTAGAAATGGACCGAAGAGAGAAGGCTTTTGTCATAGCCAGCATCCAGATCGAACTGAAGAAAGAAAAAGAAGAGCATGACCGCATAAAAAGCAAAATGAGGGGGTGAGGGCATGTCCGGGATTCAAACAACACTTACTTTGCAGGACAGGTTGACGGGCCCGTTGATGAAAATGATGAGGGCGCTTGATTCGACGATTCGCGTCATGGAAAAGATGGATGCATCTGCAACACAATTAGATACAAAAGGATTAGCGAAAGCGCGAAAAGCGATTACAAACGCATCGGCCGATTTAGAACGTCTAGTTTTGGCGTCTAAACAATCGGCCGATGCTTTAACCCCGCTTCAGTCCAAATTTTCCAGCTTGCCTCCCCCTATTCATCAAGCAACTAGCGCCGTCAGAGGATTCTTTAGTGCTTTTGCTGGTTCGGCGGCAGCCTATATGGCATTGGAGGCGATCAAACAAGGGGCGAAAACATTTGTAGAAGCGTCGGATACGTATGTTTCTACATCAGCCCGTTTAGCGAATATCAATGACGGCTTGCAAACGCAGGCGCAGTTGCAAGAGAAAGTATATCAAGCCGCCCAGCGTAGCCGAAGCGGTTATGTCGATATGGCCAATTCAGTGGCAAAGCTAGGGTTGCTAGCAGAAGATGCTTTCAAAAACAATGATGAGATCGTCCGTTTTTCGGAGTTGATGGGAAAAGCATTCACCGTATCCGGCGCATCGACATTTGAGCGTCAGGCTGGTATGTATCAGCTGACGCAAGCCATGGCGGCCGGCAAACTACAAGGCGATGAATTTCGTTCTATCATGGAAAACGCCCCATTGTTAGCACAGGCCATTGCCGATTTCACCGGAAAAACAAAGGGTCAACTCAAGGAGATGTCAGCAGAAGGAACGATTACAGCTGACATTATTAAAAACGCCCTATTCAATGCAGCCGATGAAATTGAGAAGAAATTCAAAAACATGCCCTTGACGTTCGCTGACGCAATGACCATGTTCAAAAACTGGGCGTTCCGCGCATTTGAACCGTTGCTGATTCGGTTTAACCAGTTCGTGAACTCTGATGCGTTCGCTACGATGGCGGAACATGCGATGTTTTTTGTCAACGTGTTTATTAAAGGCATGGATCTTGCTTTTGATGCGCTGGAGTTTTTCTATCGAATGGTTGGTGCCGTTGGACGGTTTTTTGAAGAAAATTGGGCGTGGATTGCACCGATTTTGACGGTAATTGGCTCTGTTTTAGCTGGGATTGGCGCGATTTTGCTTGGTGTTGCAGCGAAATGGTTGATAGTGCGAACAGCTACCCTCATGGCAGCAGCCGCAAAATGGGTATACGATGCAGCTATGCTTAGCTCCCCAGCCACGTGGGTATTACTGACGATCATTGCTTTAATCGGATTCGTTGCTTATGCCACGGTAAGATGGGGAGAACAAACAGCTGCGGTGATTGGATTTATTACAGGGTTGTTTGCGGCGTTGGGGGCTTATATTTGGAACAGTGTTGCGAATTGGTGGAATCTGTTTGCAACGTTTGCTGAGTTCCTGGCCAACGTGTTTATCGATCCGACATACGCCGTTAAAAAGTTGTTCTACGATTTAGCCAAAATGGTGATCGACAACATGGCGGCGCTCGCCGGGTCTTTTGATCGTGCGGCCAATGCGTTGGCTCGTGCTTTTGTAGCTGGCGCAAATATTGCGATTGGAGCCATTAACGGTCTGATTAAAGCTCTGAACATGATACCAGGCGTGAACATCGGAACGATCGGCAAACTGAGTGCCGGATCGGTAAGCAACATCTCCGGTGGATTGAAAAGCTGGGCAGCAAATCTTCAAGCGCCGACAAGCAGCAAAAATGTGGTTAGTATTCCACGGATGAATTTGCTCAGCCTTCCCAAAGCGTTTGACGCGGGGAATAAAGCCGGTATCAACTTCAGCAAAAACGTATCAGATAAGCTGGCAGGAGTGTGGGATAAAGCGAAAAGCCTAATTCCGAATGGGAAAACAGGCAATCCGTTCAAATCTTTTCCGTCCCAAGCGCTTGGTAATCAAATCGCCAACAGCCCTGGCATGAAGAATCCCATTGGAAATGATAAAGGCAAAAACCCGACCGGCGGAAAACTGGATAAGGTCGGAAAGGTTGGGAAGATTGATGATGAGGTGAATATTGCTGAGGAAGATTTAGAAGTGTTCAAAGAGTTGGCGACAATCAAGTCGATTCAGAACTTCATCACACTGACACCGACTGTCCAAGTTCAAACCGGCGATATTCGCAGCGAAGTCGACATTAACAAGTTGATCCGACGTATTGAACAGCTCATGTCAAATGAAATCGCACGGTCGGCGGAAGGGGCGTACTCATGACGGAAAGAGCCATATATTTTGTCGTGAATGACCGGGAATTCTTCCGTCTCCCGGTTAACCCCGAAAAGGTGAATGTGAAGGAAGAAGGGGACGGAGAAGAATTTACGATTGCCTCGTTAGGGAAAGTGAATGTCCCGAAGCCAGCAAAGCTGAAAAGTTTTACTCTGGAGTCCTACTTCCCAGCACAACCGACGCACTATTCAGCGACGGTCTTTAAAAAGCCGAAGGATTATATTCGTTTGTTGGAAAAGTGGCTGAATCACAAACAGCCCGTTCGATATATTTATGTCAATGGGCCGTTTACGATTAATGAATTGGTGACCATTGAGCGTTTTGAATACGACGAGTCTTTTGGTAGCGAGGACGTCAACTTTTCTCTTGAGTTAAAAAAATATGTACCATTCGGCCCAAAAAAAATGAAAATCGCCAAGGCAAAAAACGGAACGAAACAAATCGTGAAGAAGAATACCCCCACTCGGCAAAATACGAAGCCGAAACCAACAACCTATACGCTTAAAAGAGGGGATAGCTTGTGGAAGGTGGCGCAGTATTACACGGGCAGTGGTCATAGATATCGTGAATTGCAGAAATTGAACGGTATCAAGGACAGTCAATTGCGCCGATTGCCTATCGGCTTAGTGCTAAAGATCCCGCCAGACTGGGTGAAATGAAATGGAAGTGTTCATCGATAATCGAGACGGAACCATATGGGACATGCCCGTGGCCAGCTTAAAATGGACAACCAGCCGGATCGGGAAAGCCGGCACCTTGGAAGCAAAGTTGGTGATAGAGGATCCGCGTAAGTTTTCCATCAATAGTGGAGCCGTGATTCGTGTCACCGACGGATCATACAAGATTTTCTACGGCTATGTGTTTGAAACAGGATTCAATGCGGATAGTGATTTTAGTGTTAAGGCGTATGATCAGCTTCGATATTTGATGTACAACGACACCTTTGTCTTTTCTTCAACAACGGCCACGGCCGGCATTAGGAAAATTGCAACCGATGCAGGATTGAAAATTGGAACGTTTGAAGAAACGGGATACAAAGTGCCAGCGATGGTCGAAGACAACAAAAAAGCGCTCGATGTGGTGGCAAAGTTTTTAGATTCAACGTTGATTGCAACGAACAGGAACTATGTACTGTTCGATCATTTTGGGAAACTGGAACTGCGAAATATCAATAACATGGCCATTCGAGCAGACGACTTCTACATTGGGGAAGAGAGTCTGCTTTTTGATTTCGACTATAAAAAGTCAATCGACGAGGAAACGTACAATCGTATCAAGATCGTGCAAGACAACAAAAAAACAGGAAAACGCGAGGTCTATATTGCCCAAGACAGCGCGAACATTGCTAAATGGGGACGATTGCAAGAATTTCGCAAAGTCGATGAAAGGATGACGGCCGCGCAAATTAAAGACTTGTTGGACAAGTTAATTACGTTGCGTAACCGTGAAACGAAATCATTGAAACTCACCTGCCTCGGCCATTGGAAAGTGCGCGCTGGTTGTTTTGTGTTTGTGTACATCGAAAAGATCGGCATCAAGCAATATTTTCTCGTTGACGAATGCACGCACAACTGGGAAGGTGGCGTGCACACGATGCAATTAGATTTGAAGGTGATTTGAGATGAGCTTGATAGATTTAATTAAAACAGTTGCTGTGAAAGCTGTGGAAGCGACTAATCCAGTTAATGTGTTGTTTGGCACGGTTGTATCCGAAAGCCCTCTTGCGATTCAAATACATCAGCGATTGAAACTGACGGAAGAATTTTTGGTTGTTACGGAGCAGGCGGAACAAGCAAATCTAAAAGGCGGCGATAAAGTAATCCTGCTTCGCGTTCAAGGAGGCCAGCAATTTGTGGTTTTAGATAAGGTGGTGAAGTGATGGCAGTATTACCTTCTGAAGATATTTTGATGGATGATACAGATATCGTCGATACTTCCGTCTTTCCTACCAAAACGTATCGTCTCGACTTTGAGAGAGGCCGGTGCATCGGAATGATTGACGGGTTGGAAGCTATCAAGCAATCGATTTTCAAAATGTTGAGCACCGAACGATTCAAGCATTTAATTTATAGCGATGATTACGGCTTTGAAAATCTAAGTGGCAAAGAAAGATTGTTTGTCCAAGCAGAATTGCCTCGGAGAATCGAAGAAGCGGTGCTTCAAGACGCGCGCATCCTAGCAGTCGAAGACATCAGCATTCAGTTCCAGGCGGATTCAGCTATCGCCACGTTTGTTTGCCGAACTGTCTATGGAAAGATAGAGGCGTCCAAAGAGGTGAGCAGTATTGTTTGAGGACCAAACGTTTGAGGCAATTTTGCAGAGGATGCTTGATCGAGTTCCTGACGATGTTGATAAACAAGAAGGTTCTGTCATCTATGATGCGTTAGCACCGGCTGCGATGGAATTGGCGCAGATGTATGCAGAACTGGACGTTGTTTTGCGTCTTGCGTTCGGAGAAACCTCGACGGGTGAATATTTGGATCGACGTGCAGCGGACTTTGGTGTGTATAGAAAACAAGCGACGCCGGCCATTCGAAAAGGAGTGTTCACGGATGAGGGCGGCGCGCCGTTTGACATTCCGATCGGGAGTCGATTCCGGCTCAATGACATGGTCTATGTCGCTATCGGAAAAATTGCAGACGGTCAGTTTCGTATGCAGGCTGAAGCGCCGGGGGCGGCAGGGAATCAAGAATTCGGAAATCTCCTCCCGATCGAACCAATCGAGGGACTAGGAACAGCAACGCTGGCGGATGTGTTGGTTCCTGGTGAAGATGAGGAGAGCGACGAGTCACTGCGAAAGCGGTTTTTACAGAAGGTGCGGGAACCTGGAACGAGTGGAAATGCGGCGGATTATAAGCGATGGGCGACAGAAGTGGCTGGTGTGGGCGCAGCAAAAGTGACGCCTCTTTGGAATGGTCCTGGCACTGTCAAAATTACTATCGTCAACACAGACATGCAGCCAGCGACCACTGAATTGGTTGCTCAAGTGCAGGAGTATATCGAACAAGTGCGGCCCATTGGCGCGGCTGTAACGGTTGCTTCGGCGACGGGCAAACCGATCAGCGTTTCGGCAAACGTCATTTTGGCATCGGGATATACACTGCAAAATGTACAAGATGCATTTGCAGCGTCGCTCGATGAATATTTGAAAGAGATTGCTTTCTCTATGACTTATGTGAGCTACGCGAAAATCGGGACACTTTTGCTAAGCACGCCCGGTGTGATTGATTACAGTGAATTGACTGTGAACGGAAGCACGGCGAATGTTGCGTTGCAAGATGATGAGGTGCCAATTCTCGGAACGGTTGCGCTGGGGGTGTAGGAATTGGCGTATCCTCAACAGATTGATCGGTTTTCAACGAAGTTAAATAAAAAGCTGGACGGCAACCGGTATGTTATTGAGGAAGAAGTCATCCCGATCAATGGCGTCTACGAAGGCGAATTGAAGCATGACAACGTGGTGAAAGATACAATCCGTGTGTATACGGGATCAAAAATGACAGGGAATCGCATTGATCAGTTTGTTTTGTCTGTTCCGTCTGAACGGCCATGGCGAACGATGATTAAGATATTTTCAAACGCCCCAAAGCTCTATATAACCTACGAAACGCCCGGCGATACGGTCGAGGCTGATGACGTGAATGCTTTGCAGGATGCTATCACAGCCACACAAACGGAATTAGAGCGATACAAAACCGATGGAATGATTGATGGAGGAACTTTCTTGAGGGAGGGGTGATAATATGCCTCAAACCATACGGATTAAAAGGGGAACTAAGGCGCAACTGGATGCATACGGCCCATTGCAACAAGGAGAAATGGGGTTTTGCACGGACACAAAAGAAGTGTATATCGGCGACGGGACAACCAATACATTTGTCGGTCGTGCCATGTCTGGACCTTTGGCTAATCGTCCAAACGCTTCGGCGGCTGGACGATTTTATTTTGCCACGGATGATGGGTATCTGTATTTGGATTTGGGAACGGCATGGCAACGAATCAGCGTTAAAAATCTGACGGACTTGAACGGAACCGTTGACGACATTGCAGATGGGACGAACTATGCAAAAGTGAAAAAGACTGATGTGACGAACGGTAGTGTCAATAAGGTTTCGGATGGCACAAAGACGGCCACGGCCGCCCAAATCCGAGACCATATCGACAATGCTGCTATCCACCGTCAAATCAACGATGCGGGCACAGGACCAACAGACCTGTGGAGCGCGCAAAAAATCCGAAACGAGATTGAACTCGCAAAACGCAATATCGAACCGCAAGCCAGCGTCAAAAACCGCATCACTACTACACCGCCAACTACGCCGGCAGTCGGTGATCGATACATCATCCCATCCGGCGCAACCGGCGCATGGTCGGGTCAAACCGGCAAAATTGCAGAATGGAATGGGTCGGCATGGGATCTGTACACACCACAAACTGGATGGACGTGCTATGTCGATGATGAGCAAAAGATTTATAGCTGGAACGGGACGGCTTGGGTGCGCACGGGCGGAGCGTTGCAGACGATCACAGCCGGAAACGGTTTGACGGGTGGTGGTCAGGCCGATACGGTCACTCTGCATGTCGGCGCGGGAAACGGAATCAATGTCTTGGCGGACACGGTGGAAGTGAAGGCGTATAGGGGTATTACGGTGGATGCAAATGGAGTAGCTGTGAATATCGATGGGAGCAGTATTGTCTATGATTCAGTAAACGGAAACCGGCTTATGGTGGCTGTCATTGACGGTGGAACGTTCTAGGAGTGGTGAATAATGCCAAGACAAGTATTGATTAAGATAAGGAGAGGAACAGAAGCCCAACTTCCTGTACTGGATGTCGGTGAACTAGGTTTTTGTACAGACACAAACAAGTTGTATATCGGTACACCGAACGGAAATCAGCTTCTTGTGGCAGCTCAGTCTGTCGGTGACATGTTGAAAAGCATCTATGATACAGATTACGACGGGAAGGTAGACGCAGCAGAAACGGCGGATAGTGTGCCGTGGACAGGGGTGACGGGGAAGCCGAGTACATTTACTCCCAGCAGTCATAAGTCAACGCATGCGCAGGGAGGTTCCGATCCGTTATCTCCTTCTGACATTGGTGCTGTAAATAAAACTGGGGATTCGATGACGGGTCCATTAACCGTTCCATCTTTGATAGCAAAAATCTCGATCCCGTCGTCCTCACCACCATCAGCTTGGCCTAATGGGTTCGTTGCCGGTATCGTCTACAACAACGGCTATCCTGTCCCTTATGGAACGATCTTCTCTTATAAAGGGACAAGCGATGCATCATGCGTCCAACTTTTGCAATCGTGGCCGGGAAATGATGGAGGGGAGGCCTATTTATACGTCCGTTCAGCAAGGGATGTTACGGATATGTTCGGTGCGTGGCGGAAGATATGGGGAGAAAACAATGACGGTGCTGGAAGCGGACTTGACGCGGATTTGCTGGACGGAAAGCACGCAACGGATTTTATGCCCAAAGGCCCGATCACTTGGAATCAACTGAAAGGGGTGTGATGGATGTACGGTCAAACGTTATACGGCGCGACTCTCTTTGGCACAGATCAGCAAGAACATTCATCACCAGCCACATCGGTTGATTTGTTTCAATATCTTCCTAATTACTATCGAGGTATTCGGGAGTTTGAAGAGATAATGAACGCAGAAGGAGAAGAGCTTGGAAAGCTCTGGTCAGAGATCGATAATCTTCCCAACCAATTTTCTGCCACAACAGCTACATGGGGCCTGTCTCTTTGGGAATCAGAACTTGGGTTGGCAGTGGATCCGACCAAACCGACGGAGTGGCGAAGGGAACGAATCAAGGCGAAACTTCGTGGCGCCGGAACCACGACAAAGCAGATGATTCAGAACGCCGTGGCTGCATTCAGTGGCGGCGAAGTAGATGTCATCGAGTATCCATCCGAGTATCGATTTGAGGTCAAATTCATCGGCGTAAAAGGCATTCCACCAAACATGGCAGGGGTCATCGAAATGCTAGAACAAATTAAGCCTGCGCATTTGGCGTACAGCATCAAATACACATACACGGTGTGGAATGCGGTTAAAAATCTCACATGGAATCAAGCCACAAGCAAGACATGGAACGAGCTCAAGGTATATGAGGGAGCGTGAAGGGGATGAAACTCACAGGGAACTTAGGTTTAAAGAAACCTGAAGGCACAGATGTCGTCAACATTGATGACTTGAACCAAAACTTTGACATTTTGGACGTGGAAGTGACTAAGCTAGCTACGGCATCAGAAGCAGGGCGAATGTCTGCGGCAGACAAAGTTAAACTGGATGGTATCGAGTCGGGCGCACAACGGAATACAGTAACGAGTGTCAACGGAAAAACCGGCGCTGTCACCCTCACCTCCTCTGATGTCGGAGCAAGTCCAACAGGGCACACCCATACATTTGCGGAAGTCACGAATAAACCGACAACGCTGTCTGGGTACGGAATCACAGACGCGATTTCATCCAGCCAAAAAGGCGCGGCGAACGGCGTCGCTTCACTTGACGGGAGTGCAAAAGTGCCGACGACACAATTGCCGAGCGCAAGCACAAGTGCGCCGGGGATTGTACAACTAAACGATACTGTATCAAGTACATCAACGACACAGGCGGCGACGGCGAATGTGGTGAAACAGGTGAATGATGCAGTTGTTGCGCATTCGGCTGATTATGTGAAGCATCCCGGTTACGGAGTTGCTACCGGATCAGCGAATGCTTATTCAGTTACCTTAAATCCAGCGCCAACCTCATATGTTGAAGGCATGGCTGTTTCAGTAAAAATCAATGTTGATAATACAGGACCTTCAACAATCAATATTAATAACCTTGGCGCTAAAGCTATTAAGAAGCCAAACGGAAACGATGTATCCGCAGGGAATTTAAAAGCAGGGAGTATTTATACACTCCGTTACAACGGTATAAATTTTATCTTACAGGGTGAAGGGGGGTCTGGTAACGCTCAACCCGGAGATGTCTTGAGTGGAAAAACTTTCACAAACGACAGTGGCGAACAAGTAGGAACAATGCCGAACAGGGAAGCAATGACGATTACCCCAACCACGACTGATCAAGTCATTCCAGCGGGATATCACAATGGAAGTGGGAAAGTTAAGGGTGATGCAAATTTAATCCCAGCAAACATTAAAAATGGAGTTAGTATTTTTGGAATTACTGGAACGCTATCACCTCTAATAACATATTCAAACCAAAACGATAATACGCAAGCGCCTTGGTTATCAAACAAATATAGTAACTATTCAGTTAGATATAAATTACTGCCTGATGGCGGATATTATAAAGTTATGAAAAATGGAAATAACATAGTTTACGAAACCTACAATGCCGCAGGAACTTTACTAACGAGCAAAGTTGTTGTCACACTAGATGCGAACCACTCATTGCGAGATATTTACGATGATTGCATTTACATCCATGATTCAATGAACGACCGAATTAAAAAATATGATTACAACGGTAATCTGTTACAAATGAGCCCTTCAAATAGTTCACTTTATTCAAGAGTGAATCAGGTTTCAAAAGAGGGCTTCTGTGACGACAGCAATAGTTCTCAATACAGAATATTTGATATGTATGGAAATATTTTGATATCTATAGCTGAGAATACTACACTTAACCAGACACTCTGGATAAGCCCAAGAGTAGCGATACTTTATATAAATAGTTCAAGTTCATTTTACATTGCTTCCATTAAAAATGATGGCTCCGTACAGTATAGAACCTACATGACTGGTGTATCTTCTATTCAAGCGGCGTTGCAAACTATATTTACGCAAATGGAACAATTTTTAAGATATTAAAGGAGTGTTAAACGATGAAATATATTAAAATATCTAATCTTATTAATACGCAAGGAGTCGCCGATTATAAAGGATTGGATCTAACAAAAATTATAGCAGGATCACAAATTTATCCTGATAATGAAAATGTAGCTTATTTTAAATATGATGGTGAACCAATCGAACACCCGGACATTACCGTCATTGATGAAACAACGTATAACAATGTAAAAAACTCACTGAATAAACCACCACAGCCTAGCCTTGAGAATCGTGTATCTGCCCTTGAAAAAGCATTATTGCAAGCATTAGGATTGTAAGGAGGTTTAAGCAATGTATCAATTTCTTCTTAATCTATGGATAATGAATCGTATTACAGAAACAAACATTCAAAACGCGGTCAATAAAGGATTTATTACGCAAGAGGAAGCCAATACTATCCTAGCAACGCCAAAAGCAGTGTAATAACACAGTAGGACGGTGCTGCGACATAAATAAACGCCGATGAAGGCGTATTTTTTATGCCTTTTTAGAGAAAGAGAGGAGAAAAAATGAAAAATACGGATACTCTATGGACAGCCATTACAGGTGGTACCTCCATCACATTGGCATATCTTTTGGGCGGCCTCGACAACCTTGTGGCCGCCTTTGCTATTTTCATGGTTTGTGACTATATCACAGGCATTATTGCCGGTGCGAAAAACAAGCAAGTGAGTTCCCGACGTGCGCTGAAAGGACTGGGAAAAAAAGCTGGCATGATCACGTTCGTCATCGTCGCGAATCAGTTGGACATCATCACTGGCAACCAAAACGGATTTTTGCGTGATGCGATGCTGACGTTCTTGATTGCGACAGAAGGAATTTCTATTGTCGAGAATCTCGGGCGACTTGGATTAAACGTGCCGACATTTTTGGTGAAAGCGTTGGAACAATTATCGGACAAGGAAGGGGATAAACAATGACAATCGGATTGAAAGAGCTGCTTGAAAAAGCGGAGAAAAAACTGCAAGGTGTGCATCCTGTCGTTGCGGCGAAAGCACGTCAACTGATTGAGGAAGCGTATCGCGAAGGAATCAACGTCATCATTACACAAGGCTTGCGGACGGTCGAGGAACAGAATGCGCTGTACGCCCAAGGTCGCACGAAGCCTGGAAAAATCGTGACGAACGCTAAAGGAGGCTATTCCTACCACAATTTTGGACTAGCATTTGATTTTGCGATCATGAAAGATGACGGAAACATTAGCTGGAACGTCGATGACAAGTGGAAACTTGTGGCTCAAATTGGGAAGTCGCTTGGGCTCGAGTGGGGCGGAGATTGGAAGTCGTTCCCGGACTATCCGCACTTCCAATACACATTCGGACTTTCTTTGGCTGATTTGAGGGCTGGCAAACGTCCGCCGCAACAAGTAATAAAACCAACAAGCGCAGTAGAGGCAGTGCGGTCCAAACCAACACCTCAAACGTACACAGTACAAAAAGGGGATACGCTTTCTGGGATCGCGAAAAAATTCAACACAACCGTTTCGGCGTTACAAAAACTCAACAATATCAAAAATCCTCACTTGATTAAAGTCGGACAAAAATTGCGTGTGAAATAAAACGCAAGTGGGGGCTTGAGACACAAAATTTCCTGTTACACGCGGTTGAAAAAAGCAATTGAAGGTGGGACTAAAGAGATCGTAGTTCAGAAAATATAACAGAGCTAAGGTATTAATAACATTGAAGGGCGTTTTTTACGCCCTTCAATGTTATCTTTATTTGCTTGTTGGCATACCTGGTGGCCAAGGCTTTGGAGCAGGGGTTGGTATAGGAGAAGGAATTGGCTTCGGGTTAGGTGTTGGCCTTGACGGTATAGGTTGTGATGGATAAGGTTCTTTCAAGAGGTGTCTATTCATGGTTTCATTCCTCCTTATTGCTTTCCAGAATAGCATTAACAATAGAGTTTTTGTTCCATCCAACCATAACGTCTGCGTTGTCTGACACTTTTTTCGGTATTCTTTCCTGTCCCCAAGGTTTAACGCCAATAATATATTTTTCATATGAGACAGCGGTGTCGATTTCAAAATCAATCCATTCACTATGTGCAGCATACATACCAGATAGTATAATGACAATGGAAGCAGGTTTTATTTGATCTTTAAGCTCTTCTTTTAGTTTCTTTTTTCCAGATGTGGTGTTTGGATCAATTAGAGGGTCATGTTCAGGAACAGAATAATTCTTCCATTTAAATTGCCCTTCATCTTGGGCTTCATTAAGCCACTGTACAACCTTATTATAATGTTCGCTGTATTTCCAAGCATGACTGATGAAAATGTTATAAGTTTTCATAAAGAACATCTCCCCTTATTGTGTGATATAATAATATTACAAGCGGAAAAAATGGAGGTTTTACCTATGGAAAAAAGAAAATTTCGTAAAAAACCGGTTATTGTAGAAGCCTATCAAACCGAAGTTGAGATGACCATTCCTACACTAGAAGGTACTTTGAAAGCAAATCCTGGTGATTGGATAATTACAGGTGTTAATGGCGAACAATATCCTTGTAAACCTGAGATTTTCGAAAAAACTTATGAACCAGTTGCTGATTAA